GGGGGCAACCACGACGTCCTTGTACGGACTCTTAATAAGGCCCACGGCATCCGTACCCGCTGTAATAGCGGTCTGGAATCCGTCTGGCTCATCTATGGTGATGGTTCCGGTGCCGCTAGATGCGATCAAGGGATGACCCTTGATCTTGTACATCTCATGTGGAGTCGTGGAAGCTAAGTTAGAAAATAGGTACCCCTCTGCATAAAGGTCCTTTGCAGCAGCAGTAGCGCCGAGAGTAACGCCGATGGTTGTTCCGCCAGCAGAGCCGCTGGTCGCTACCACCAAGTCCTCGTCATGGTTTCCTGCCGGGGCCTCACTCGCCACGACCAACCCCTCGCCAATAGCAGTGCCGCCATTCTCTACATATCTGTACTTTCTACCATCTGCAAATACCATCTCAGCTCCAAGGACTTGCCTCTGTGCTGATGTGGTTTGTTTTTCCCACCCATAACTTCCACTAATCGTTTTTGGAAACGCCATGTCAAACCTCCTTACAGGTTCGGTGCCCTGCGATAGGCCGATATTTGCACTGCCTGGGGCGGCCTCGGCCTATCGTTACAGCCGCCCCAAGCGTTAACCCTATTACCGTAGATCCAACGCCGCTACGTTTTCGTGTTTCATCCTACGGTGACTTGCCATCGCTATTGATGGTCGTTTTTTGGTCGTCACAACATAGTCGCAGTCCAGGCACTTAGTCCCCGTGATAACCCTGCCCGAACTGGGCTTTGGTGCAACATCCCCGTTTCTTATCGTCTCTTCAGCCTCTCTGGTAGCACGGACCTGGGCATCGATCAGATACCCCTCATCGTCCACTACAGTGTCCGACCAGTCCCGCTCTCGACAGCCCTTGCAGCGGCACGAAGAGCTTGGCTTTGTAGGCAAGACCCCCCTCCTGGCCCTGCGTAGAGCAGAATCCATGTCGTCCGGCTGGTTCGGTACTGACATCCCCGCTGGCTTGACCAGCATACCCTTAGTATTCAAGTAGGGTATATGCCGCCAGTTGTCTACCCTGGGTTGCCATGAATCCAGGTAAGACCCAGGCACACCCAACACAGCAAGCTCTTTACGCTTATCTTGCCGATCCGATACGTTCATACCGCTCTACTTTCTAGTTAACTCGTGGCCAGGGCGGCAACATCGTAAGTCATCGGGGCGCCGTGACTGTCATCAAGCTCGAATACACCGTAGTCAGCGGTGATCACTACCTCGGTACCCCGTAGGGATGCGTCTCGCTGTCTCTCGGTTTTCATCTTGACAGAGGTAAGAGTAGCCATCGCGCCCTTGGACGCTATCGCACCAATACCATCACCGGAGCTGTCCGCGCTAATGTTACCATCTTCAAACACCGGAACGCCGTTGATGGGCCGAAGGCCAACGTAGAAGTTCTTCAGCAGGTCTGCTGACCAACCATCAGGGACAGGGTAGTTTGCCGACGGCGTTACCGCAGCGGACTTAACAAACTCCGCTACAGCATTGGGGTGATGTATCACATAGACGGGCGTTGGGAACTTGTTCGCCTTTGCGTGCGCGATGCAGCCTGTCAGGTTGACGGCTGACAGTTCCGCAGCCGCCGCGCCCAAAGTACTGGAACCGTTGAGGTTCGTGTACAGGGCGATAACGTCCTCGTCTTTCTTACGCGCCATGCCGTCACCAAGCTGACGGCCCACCATCGAGAACACACTTGACTGACTCTGACGAACCAGTTTGTCAGTCAGCACCACCTTGGCTCCCACCTCCGATGAGGTGAGGTCCACCGTGGTCATACCTATGTCTTCCTCGTCAACGATGTCCTGCCCGTCCACGAGGTCAACAATCGTCATCTGGTCTACCTTGGGAACAGTCACCGTTTTTGCACCACGCTGAAGCGAGAACTGCTCCGTAAGCGCCATTGCAGGTGCATTATGCTCCTCGGTATACCGAGTCGCCGCTATGATGATTCTCTGCGCGTTCTCCAGATTGCCTGTAGTTGCTGTCTGTGCCATTTCTGTACCTTGCTCCTATTGCTTAATATCCGTTTACGACCCTTAACACAGCGGCTCGTTCCTCTTCTGTCTGGGCACTATAGGGTTTCATACTCGCTGAATCAAGCAGTCTATCCTCATTCGGAGATGCGTTGGGCGTTGATCGTGCAGTATCCATCACCTGTGACTGCACGGACGCCCTTTTCGACGCTGATGCATCCGCCCGCAGATCGTTGATTTGCTTCTGCTGGTTTGCTGCCATCTCCATCGCCTGCGGAGTGGCGTGCACCATCAACGACCGAGGGGGTACGCCGTACTTTTCACCATAAAACATCGCAGCGTTCATCTTACCCTCTTGTTCCAAGAGAGCGTTCTGAGACTGCTGCTGCATCGCAACCATATTCTGTAAGTTCTGCCGTTGCTGACCAGCAAGATACCTGGCACTATCTTCCGGGAGGCCCTGATTGGTTAGCTCACCCTCGTAACGCCGTATTTCCTCATCAACTGCCGCCTGAGTCTGAGCCTGCTGCAATCGTTCGTTCTCAGCCTGCAACTGATGTAGCTGGCCTACCTGGTTTGGCATCGGAGCGGCGGGCATCTCTGGACTAGGTGCAGGCACCTCACCGACCGCAGCCCTTTCTTCAGTAGCTACAGTGGCGTCAGTGCCCTGTGCCTCTATTTTAGGCACATCATCCACATCACCTACAGGTTCAATAGGGTCTATCCCCTCAGCCTGATTCATCTCGTTCATTTCATTGATGATAGACGCGGTGTACTGCTCGTCGTCAATATCATCCGTCAGTACCGGCTGAGGCTCGTTCTGGTTAGTCACAGATGCTTCCTTTCATATACAACATAAAAAAAAGAGCCGCCCATTACAAGGCGACTCGCGCACTACGACTGCTATTATTTTCTTCCCCATGTAGGACTTATGCCTACTCTAACCACAAGGGGTATGGTTCACGACCTGTTGTCGCTAACTACCTATATACCACGGCCCGGGGGATCCCGTCAACTTTCACAGGAGAAATTGCTTTAGACTGCGTCCCGCCGTCTATGTCCCTCACGACCGTGACAAACCACCCACATCCACGACATCGTGCGATGTAGGTTCCCTCAAGGCCCTCGCCCAGTTTCTTATGACATTGAGGGCAGCGTATAGGGATAAGAGGTACATTCACATACACGCCATCCGCCGTACAGTCATCCTATTTGGGTAGTGTAAGAGAATCAAAGACCTTCTCGTAGTGTTTCACATTTCTTGGACTGATATTGAATTTACGCATCATCGATTGCGCTATACGAGGGCCACTTCTACTCTTAAATGACCCGAACCGACCCTCTATGAACAGGACAGCTTCCGCAGTAGGATTGTTCTTCCTAAAGGCTGTACGTTCCTTTGTCGTGGTCAAATCGAAATATTTCTGTGCATTCGGGAACTGGTCTATCAGCGTCCCGCCACGTAGGTTAACTCCCACCGCCTGAATTGCCTGCTCAAGTGGGGGCAGACGACTTTCCCCAGAGGGAACGATACCCTCTAATTGTGGGATAGCAGCCTGTGCCGCTGCTAATCCTGCCGTAACAGGAATCGGAGCCAACACATCTTCTGCGGCTGTCGCTGCCCTGATGGGCCACTTGCCAGGCTCGAACAATCTACCGAGGTCTTCACCAAAGAATGTCTCTCCCTCAAGCTGGTTCGTAATCGCTCGGGGAATTACGTTCACTCTGGCGGCAACAGCACTCTGCGGATTGGCGGCCCACTGAAACACAGTGTCCATCTGCCCCACGAGGTCAATATAGACGGGTGCGCCGTCCTTGGCTTGCAAGCCCGGAGCCTGCGGTGCAAGGAATCTGTTGTTGTAACCTATCCTATTATCTGAAATCTTGATCGCACCGTATGGGTCGTCTATATCAATTGGGCTGTACGACGACAGTGGCAACGCCTTACCTGTCGCTACGAAGTTTATGAGGTTCCCCACTATGGCCATTCCTAGAAACATACCCATGTAGTTTTCAACCCACAGGCGCTTGTTCGGCCCTTTGACAGTGCCTAATGCCTGTCGAATCAAAGACTCACTCTCATTGAATGAAAAGGCCATGTTGTAGAAAAACTCTTTTAGATGAGGGGTGTCTTTCAAGATCGTCTGCCATTGCCCAAGGGTAGAGAACTGAAGGTTCGCGATCTCTGCGGCGCGGGCCGCGATCTCTCGGGGTGAAGCTTTAGGATTCTGTCTCCGTAGCATAGGAATTATGAAGTTCTCCAGGGAGAACTGTTGAGCTTCTCTGTACACCCCCCGGAACAAACCTGACTCAAAGAAATTAGACATCTTCTGAGCCGCTTCCAAAGGCTTACCGACAAGGCTCCTGCTCTGGATCGCTTCCTGAATAAACGACACGCCCTCTCTCTGTATGAGGCTGATGTCACCATGCACGCCCCAGCCTTCTTCAATCAGCATTTTGTTGGTGATCCCAAAGTCCTTGAACAGAGGCTTATTTGATAGCAGATCTTTACGCAGGGCAGCACGGGGCGACCCCGAGATGGAATTTTTAATAAGCCTAAAAGCCAACGATGGGGCTTTGAAAGGCACGCCCCTAGCTATTGAACTAGGTGCTAGTACCGCCCCGCCCAACCTAGTAGAGATGTCGATATGCTGGAACAAAGATCCGAATAGTTTTGCCCGCTTGAAACGGTTCGACCACCCTTTTATTCCGGGTAGGATATTCTTGCCCCCCACAAGAAACTCCAACCTCGCCCCGTACATATTCTCAAGCTCCCCGGCTATGTTAGGTGGTGTGAAAAGCTGCTCAGTAGTACCCCCATTCGGTAACGGTCGGCCCTGAAAGACCACGCCTACCTTTGGAACACGCCATCCCTCCGGTGCAAGCGCTTTCGGCTCAACTAGGCCACGAGTTCTGAGCCCCGTAACTAATTTGCTCTGCTCACGGAAATTTACCCCCGCCATTCTACGACGAGCCACCATCTCTAACGGGTTCCACGACAACGGTTCCTTGCCAGAATCAAGAAGAGCAGTAAAAGGGGCATCTACCCTGGGTTGCAAAGGCCCCGCAGTACGTGCAATTCTTCCTCTCCCTGGAATACCCGGCTCTTTTACCTGTTTCCAGCCACGAGGGAAGTAGGTCTCATGGGCCATAAAGCGCCTGGCCATGTTATCGACATCGAACGAGACAAACTCATCTACCCCCAGGTCCTTCGCTTTCTGGAAGAAGTCCAGCATCTCCCGTTCTTCTATCGCCAGCATACGGCGTGCCTCGCCATAGACAGCCTGAAGCTGAGGAGACAGTTCGTTCACGGAGCGCTCACCATGCAACGCCTCGAACAAAGGGCGCATATTCTCCTCGTCAAAGATGAGCCCCTTTTGTAGCCGAATCCCTGCTTCTGAGAACTCTTCCAACTCAAGACCAGCATAGTTGGCAGCACCCTCAGCCTTACGGAAAGGCGTCGATGCAGGTCGCTCATGCGTCGGGATGCCCAAATCATCTCCCAAAGCTACATCTGGGACCTTCGGAGGCGGGGCTCCTCCCCCACTACCTACCGCTTCACCGGGTTTTCGTGTGGGTATTCTACTCTGGCCTGCTAGGCGTTCTGCTGCAATCCGGCCCTCATCAACGAGCCTTTGGGCCTCTTCTGCTCCACTACCAGTGTAAGTAGTTTGGGAAGTCCCACTAGGAGTAGGTGGCTCGCCGTAGAGTTGAGCAGGTGGACGAGTAGCGGACCTGCGGGCGCGCTCGGCGGCGAACGCCGCACGCCGCGAAGCTGCGGGGGTGGTGGGGATATCGGCAGCCCGTACGGCGGTGGTGGTGGGTATATCACCAGCCCGTGTGATAGGAGAGACTTCCTCACCAACCCGTGCTGCGGGGGTGGTGGGTATATCACCAGCCCGTGTGATAGGAGGGACCATTCCCCTTCCAATTTCTGCATCCCTCTGCGCTAGTGCCTCCTTGGCAAATCTACCCCGTGATTTAGTCCTAGTATCCATCAATGTTCTTAGTGCATTTTCTTCAGTTGCCCTTGCGGCAACAAGCTGGTCGTCAGCCGTTTCAAGAAACCACTCTACCTCATTACGAATAACACGATCTTGTGGCGTTCCAGTTGCAGGCATCTCTAATCGCAGTCGCGCCTGTGGTATCCTGTCCTCTATATTTCTTATAGCCTCTTGTGCCCTTTGGTGTCTTACTTTAAGAATAGCAGTCTTGGCTCTTGGCCCTATCGCCCTTGTTTCTGCGAGTTTAGCTGCCTGATCCCTGCGAGAACCCGCCCTTCTTATGTCCTCTAGTGTGGGGGTACGCCCTGGGGGCAAAGCCAGTTGAGGCGCACGCACAAGATCCCTGCCCGCTCTCTCTCCCGCCAGGAACGCGGGGACTTGACCCTGTTTAAGTGCCCTAACTCCAAGACCCGGTGCTCTAATACCGAACGAGAAGGGGTCTAGCAGACCAATACCAAGCTGCTGCCACCAGGGGCGGCTTTGGAACGACTGCAACGCTTCCTGGTACAGATCGATAGGATGTCGAACTGTACCCTCTATCTCTCTTCGACCTGCAAAAGGAATTCCGCCCTGGTCTTCAGCCTTGTCCCTTCTTCCTAGAGGTCCACGAATTGACTGGAACAGCAACTCACTTACCGCCTCTAGGGGCTCTGCGGCCCTCATTCCTCTTTGCCAAAGACTCTGCGGCTCTTTCGATGCCGGGTGTCTCGACGGTAGAAACTGTTGGAGCGGGGTGGAAAACGGTGTGGTGAAAGCTTGTTTTGCACGGCCCAGCGTCCCCCTACGGATCGACTTCACCTGTTCCGTTTGTGCGGTTCGTGCTGAGAGATATTTCTTCCAGACCTGTCCTAGAAAACCGGGTTGGTCCTCCTGCGGCGGAGGCTCACTAAGAATTCTCTGGATCTTATTTACTCTAGAACCTGTAGCCGGGGTAGAAACTGGTACGGGGGTAGAAACCGGCACGGGGGTACCATAAGAACTTACAATCCTCTCGATATTTTCTCGGCGTCTCTTTTGTTCGTCTTCATACTTGTTCATGCGAAGAAGTCAAACACCGCTCTTGGGGAGAACCTACCCGTCTGCGCGCCTCGTGCTGATGGTGGCGTCGAGGCGAATCTATTGGTGAAGTCAGTCCCACCTAAAAAGTCCGTGAAAGACATCTGCGGCCGCATCCCTTGACGGAGTTGCTGGCCCAACGTGCCTAGAAACTCATTCTGTATGTTACGGAACTGGTTCTGAAAGAACCTGCGTTGATTCGGGGACTGTCCGAACTGGTCCTGGAACGAGAAGAAGGCGGCTTCAGGTTCTTCGCCGAGCATCCGCCTGACCCATGTAGAATCAAAGGACCCATTATTATCCGTTGGCATATCGCTAACTCCAAACCTCTAAGCTAGCTCCAATATCCTTGAGTCTTCGCATACGGTAAAAACGGCATCTCGGGATTCTGGGCTTTGAATTCATTAAATCCAGCCCGTGATACTCTACGGTATCCGGGCTGAAGAGCGGGGCTTAGAGATTGTAATCTAGGCTGGATTGCAGACATAAACTGCCGTTCGAGATCTCCGGCGAACTGACCGTAGGCCTCTTCCTGCTGTCCGGTCCGCTTGGCGAGACCGAATAGATCGGCGATGTTCCCCAGGCTACTTGCAAGGTTCTGGGAGGTAGGGCGACCACCGCCGAGAAAGTCCATGAAGGTTATGCCTGGTACACCAAATGGCACATCAAGGCGTTGCTGCGCAGCCTGGGTCATGTATCTGGCGTAAGCATCGTCAGCCGCCTGCTCATTCAATGCCCTTGCGCGGAATGGGTCCGAAAGGCCAGCGATTTCAGGCCCTTGCAAAGCAAACCGCCTGAACGTCCCCACGGGGTCAACACGTTCCTGGCGCTCCTTGGGAGTAACCACATTTCCAGGTAGCTCTGTATCTATCCCGGCACGGCCCACAACCCCCGCCGCATCGGCTAGCAAAGAATCGATCTGCCCACTAAGCTTTGCTGGGTTGTTAGCTAGATCCCCATCGCCTCTTATTAGTATCTCTCGAAGTACCTGAATCACCTCTGTTTCATCTTCTGGACTTTGAGGGGATTGCAGCCACAAAAACAAAGCTCTAATTAGTGGTGTCATATCAGAATTCCTCCTATTCCTTAGTCGTTCGGCTACTCCTTATTCCATCCTGGCCCCTGGCCTTGGTGTCTGCGGTGGTACTAACGGACCTGCCTGCGGTGTCGGCGCCGGTGGAGTAGCACCCATCATAGCATTTGGCATCACTTGTGGTGGCGCAGTAGGACCACCGCCACCACCCGGAACCCCATTTTCTTGTCCGGGAGCCATCCCTGGCGGCGCCATCCCTGGTGGCGCCATTCCCGGTGGGGCCATCCCTGGCGGCATCATCCCCGTCATCATCTTTTGGAACATGGTCGTAACTAGCTGTTGGAAGTAGAACTGAGCTATGGCGTGCTCACCCCTGTCTTCAGCCGCTTTCATCAGTACCCAGAGCTGTGCTTCCGGCAACCCGCGTTCCGCCAGTTGGCTCTTGATCTGGTCATCCATCAGGTCGGCATCCTGTATTGCCAGGACTTCAGACCGCAGGAAGTCGTCCGAGAGTAGTGGGGTCGGGCCCTCTCTTGCCATCTGGGCGAAAACAATCTTGGACTGATCGTCTTCGGGAAGCTGCCCTTTGATCGTGATTCTCGGTATCCCCGCCTCCTGCACAAGCTCGGGCTCTATCTCCTGATCAAAGAACTTGTTCTGCCGTGTGATCCCAGCCAGACGCAGGTTCTCAAACGCACCTGAAGTGTACTGTTCTCTGAGAAGTGCCGCCGCCAGACGATAGAAACTACGCAGTGCTTTGATACGTGGCTGCACGACACTATCAATACCCTGCCTTAAAGTTGATATGGCAAAGCCGGAAAGCTGGAACTGAAGTTCACCGAATATGCTATGGGGCAGAGAGCCTCTTTGGACCTCTCCAGACACAATACCCAGAAACGCGCCGGTATCACGGGTGGTCTCTAA